TGTACAACTGTGCTTTGATATGGTACAGAATGGAATGAGTATTCAGATTTCACAAGATTACTCTTCTATGGTAAACTTTGCTCGTTGTAAAGTACTAGGAGCAAATGTACTTCGTGGTCCCAAGCAAATTCCTTGGGATGGAAAACTACAGTATGATTATCAACTCTGGATTGATAGTGACATTGTTTTTGACACAAACAAATTCTGGCAACTCTGTGATCTTGCTATCAATGAGCAAGGTGAGGAGAAGGAAATCGTCGCAGGTTGGTACGCAACTGAGGATGGTCACACAACTTCTGTCGCACACTGGTTGGAAGAAGATGATTTCCGTAAAAATGGCGGAGTCATGAACCATGAAACTGTCGAGTCTATCTCAAAGCGTCGCAAACCATTTACTGTTGATTACACTGGATTTGGTTGGGTGCTGATTAAGAATGGAGTATTTGAAAATCTTGAGTACCCTTGGTTTGCTCCAAAGATGCAAGTCTTTGATTCTGGCAATGTTCAGGATATGTGTGGTGAGGATGTTTCATTCTGTCTTGATGCAAAAGCAGCGGGCTTTGAAGTCTGGTGCGATCCTCGTATTCGCGTTGGACATGAAAAAACTCGTATTATCTGATGAACAAACACTACAATCTTTTATATAAAGGTCGTACAATTTATAAAAATCTCAGTGCAGAAGACTGTACTGAGATTCTTCAAGATCTCTCAGAGCGTTTTTACTCGGGAGAAGACATTGATCCTAATTTAATTGAAATGGAGGAAATTACAAATGGCTAAAGGCGGTGGATCTAATAAGACTATTTTTGAACCTGGCGCACCCAAGAAAACACGTCAAGGACGTTCGGCACGTACATTGCTAAGTGCGACTTCTCGTAATGGGCGTAAAAAAAGGTATCGCGGACAGGGAAAGTGATTCAACTTAATCCTCAAATCCCAGTCTTTACTCCAAAAGGTAAGGGCTGGGCTTTTTTTGTAATCGATCGTTCGCAGGAACATGATCTTGAGTGGGTTGTCTTTCTAGATAGTAATGGAGAATGTTGGACTTTTAGGAATTCTGACATTCGCATTCAGAAAAATTATACTTTAAATCGACAAAATACAAATATTTTTGATAATTCGGGATAGAAACCCCGTAAAAAGTTCTGATTTTCAATAATCAGGAGCAAAAATGGATCAAAAAATGCTTAGAGAGATCGCAAATGACGATTTAAACCCAAAAAAACACGATTTTTATCATCAAAATGAAATTCATGAAAAAATTCGCAATGATGAAGACTATGATGATTGGGAATATGGGACAGAACCCCTCTATGAATCAAAAAATCGTTAATAAATAAGTTAGATTATTAAAATTATCATCATTTCTTATGCCTTCTGAAAGGATAAGCAAAGCATTTAAAGATATTAGTTTATCCTTTCAGGTTAATCCCCTGAATTATGACTTGATTGCGATCAAAAATGAGACTGCGATTGCACGTTCTATACGTAATTTAGTTTTGACTCAACCAGGAGAGAGATTTTTTAATCAAAATCTTGGTTCTAAGGTAAATCAGTCTCTTTTTGAAAATATTGATGATATTAGTGCTTCTATACTTCGTGATGAAATCAGAAACACTATTGAAAATTATGAACCAAGAGTTGATTTAATAGATGTTGTAGTCACCCCAAATTATGATGATTACGAATTTAGCGTAAATGTTAGTTATTACATAGTTGGTGTTGATGTATTACCACAACAGTTAACATTTGCATTACAACCAACACGATAAATGGCACTAGTTAATTTCACAAACCTAGATTTCGATCAAATCAAAACTTCGATTAGAGATTATCTCAGATCGAACTCAAATTTTACTGATTATGATTTTGAAGGATCTAATCTTTCTATAATCTTAGATGTTTTAGCGTATAATACATATATTTCCTCATATAATGCTAACATGGTTAGCAATGAGGTTTTTATTGATAGTGCCACACTTAGAGAAAATGTCGTTTCCATTGCAAGAAGCATTGGGTATACTCCAAGATCAAGAACAGCATCAAAAGCAAATGTTTCTTTCTTTGTAGATACTTCTACAGCACCTTCTCCACAAAAACCTCTTACATTAACCTTAAAGAAAGGAATTGTATCCACTACTTCTGGATCATTTAGCGGAGTAAGTTATGTTTACTCTATTCCAGATGATATAACTGTTCCTGTTATTAATGGAATTGCTGATTTTAACAATATTGATATCTACGAAGGTACTTATATCAACGAAACATATACAGTAAATTCGCTAGATCCAAATCAAAAGTTTATTTTAAACAATGCAAATATAGATTCTTCTCTTATTCGCGTTGAAGTTAGAGACGGTTCTCTTGGACCAAGAAAAAAATATATCCAATCAAATAATATTTTAGATATTAACTCAGAATCAAAGATTTTCTTTATTCAAGAGATTGAAGATCAAAGATATGAAGTTTTATTTGGAGATGGTATTTTTGGTAAAAAATTAATTAACGAAAATATTGTTGAAATTTCATATATCATTACAAATGGAGAATCAGCAAACGGAGTTTCTTCTTTTGTTTTTAATGGAACTATCGTAGATAATAACAACTTTGATGTTACAAGCGGTATTTCTCTCATATCAACCAACATTGCAGCAAGTGGCGGCAAGGAGATAGAATCCATAGATTCTATTAAAAAATATGCAACTAGAATTTACGCTGCACAGAATAGAGCAGTAACTTCAAGTGACTATGAAGCAATTATTCCACAAATATATCCAGAAGCAGAGTCTGTTTCTGTATTTGGTGGAGAAGATTTAGATCCACCACAGTATGGAAAAGTTTTTATTACAATTAAACCAGAAGGAGGTTTCTTTGTTTCTAACGGCGTAAAAGATAATATAAAAAGCGCGCTTAGGAAGTACTCTGTAGCAGGCATTATACCAGAAATATTAGATCTAAAATACCTCTCTATTGAAATTGATAGTACAATATACTATAACAACAATAATGCGCCATCTTCAGATTATGTTTCGAGTATTGTCTATAACAACATACAAAAGTATGCAAATTCTTCTGAATTAAACAAATATGGGGCAAGATTTAAATATAGCAAATTTTTAAGAATTATAGATGACAGTCACGAATCAATAACTTCTAATATAACAACGGTTCAAATGAGACGTGATTTGAAACCAGTGTTAAATAGTTTAGCAACATATGAAATTTGCTTTGGAAATCAGTTTCACATCAAAAACATCGATGGTTTTAACATAAAATCATCTGGATTTTATATCAATGGTATTGAAGATCCTGTTTATTTGACTGATATACCTGATAGCAATGGAATAACTGGCATTATTAACATTTTTAGATTAGATTCATTGGATCAATATAGAATTTTAGTTGCTAATGCCGGAACTATTGATTATGTAAAAGGTGAGATTAACTTAGATGCCATCAATATTTTAGAGACTGTTAGAAATGAAGGTGAATCAATCATAGAGATTTCTGCAATACCAGAGTCTAATGATATAATTGGATTACAAGATCTTTATTTGAATCTCAATATTAGTGATGTTAGTTTAGACGTTTTACCCGACAAAATTGCATCCGGAGACGATCCTTCTGGATCAACATACACAAAAACAACAAGTTACAGTAATGGTTCTATTATAAGAGAATAATATGTCAAATACAAGAGTCAAAATTGGTTCAATTGTACAAAATCAACTGCCCGACTTTGTACAGGAAGAATATCCACTTGTAGGTGAGTTTTTAAAAGAATATTATAACTCTTTAGAGGGTAAAGGAGGAACACTCGATGTTCTTCAGAATATTGATCAATATGTAAAAGTTGATAATCTAGCAGAATCTCTTTTCAGTAGAACAGTTACTGCAAAACCAACATCTCCACAAACATACTTTGTAATTACTGGTGGTTTTTCTGTTGACGATCTCATAGTTTATAAAAATGGATCAAAGTTAAGTATAAATGTAGACTACTTTACTATTCAATCAACTGCAGTCAATCTTACTCAACCTGCAGTTAATGGAGATATTGTTGAATTTGTTGTTCAAAGCCCATCTTCTACATTTTTAACAGGTGATATTGATTTTGTAGACGAA